TGGCGCAAGGCTCACCAGCGCTTCCAGCGGATGCCCGGTTTGCAGCTCATACCCCTTGTACAGGTGCAGCGGCATGCTGGCCACGGTGTTGGCGATGCGGGAAACGGCGGCGTATATCGCTTCGTTGCCCCGCATGGTGGCGTCGGCCCGCGCGCGGTAGACACTTAAAAAGCGCCCATGCGTGGGCGCTGCATGCGCTGCGGGCTTATCCCTCGCCTTGGCGGTATTCTTGGGTTTCTTCGTAAAGGGCCACATATTGCCGTACCTCCATTTCATTCAAAAGCGTCAGCGCTGACGCTTTTGCCGCTTAAATGCTGCGGCTGCGCCTGCCCATCTGCACCACGCGCACGCTGGGCGCGCGGTGGATCTCGCCTGCCGGGTTCTTTTCCATATCCACGCAATGGGCGCACAGCCATGCGATGAAGCCGTCAATCTTTCGGAATTTGTTCCGTTTGGTTGGCATCCAGTTCTGTTTATCGGCGTGCTTGCGCTCGCCGGACAGCCGCACGTTATCCGTATACCATAGCAGCATGGGGTCGTTGTTACTCACCACGCGCCCGCCCAGCAGCAGCTCTTTGATGTCCTTCATCGGGTCATTCAGCGTCAAAGGGCCTTGACGCACGACGGCGCAGTCAAAGCCCCTGTTTTCCAGCATTTGCCGCAGCCTTGTGGCATTGGCCGGGTCGTAGCCGATGGTCATAAGCTCATACTTTTTCGATTGCGCCACAAACCATTCGTAAACGTCTTCCTGCTGGATGTATTCGCCCTCCACAATGGTCAGGTAGCCGCGCATGGCCAGGCCGTAGTAGTCAATTTTTTCTTGGTCAAGCTCCACCTTGCGGCGCGGCACCCAGCTGTGCAGCAGCACATAAACGCGCCCGTCGTCCAAAGGAAATTCCAGCGCCGCCGCCGTGAAGTCTTCGCGGCTGGACAGGTCAAAGCCGCCATAGCAGCGCCGCCCCAGCAGCGCGTCTTCGTCGATGGTTCCGGCGTTTCGCCGCAGCGCCTCCGGCTGGATGAACGCCATGTCGTCGGTGTTCACGGTCACATTCAGCTGCTTGCAGATGAAGTCCGCGCGTTCTGCCGGTATCTTCTTCGCGCGCTCCCATTGTTCGCGCAGGTCGTTCAGGTGCAGCAGCGTGCCCAGCGATGGGTTGGCCTTTATCCACTTCGTGTAATCGTCGGGGTCGTCGCCTTCGTCCAGCTCGGCGATATACGCAAACATGCGGTCGGCCACCTCCGCGGTCAGCTTGTCCTGCATCGCGTCGGTGAAAAGGTCATAAAAATACGCCAGCGGCCCATCTATCACGTTGCCCATGGTCGTGATGTAGATAATGAGCGGCTGCGCGCGCTTTACCACTTTTCGTTTGATGATGTTGATTAGCTTAAAATCCCGGTATTCGTGGATTTCGTCGAAGATGGCCATGTGCGGGTTCAGGCCGTCCAGCTTCCGGCTGTCGCTGGCGCGGGCCTTGATGCTGGCGTTCATGGCGTCGTAATACACGCCGTCGCGCAGGGGCCTGAAACGCGGGGACAGGTAACGGCTGGCCCTGATCTGGCTGCGGCACTCATTGAACACAATGCCCGCCTGTTCCTTGCTGTTGGCCAGCAGGTAGATGTCCGCGCCGCGCTCGTTGTCCTTGCATGCGCCATAGGTGGCGTTGCCCGCCAGCATGGTGGATTTACCGTTGCCGGTGCCCACCACAATCAGGCCCTCGCGGTAGCGGCGCAGGCCCGTTTCCTTGTCCACCCATCCGTATAAATTGCACTCGACAAAGCACTGCCACGGCATTAGCTCCATGCGGTCGTAGTCGCCCTTCGTCGGGGACAAAAACCGTTCGATGAAGTTGCAGGGCCGGGCCGCTTTTTCTTCGTCAAAGCGCCACGGGTAGGCGGGGTCTTTTGATCTCTCCAAATCACGCAGAAAGCGGCGGCAGGCCAGCTTTACCTTTTTGCAGGATGTGATGCGCCCGCTGTCAATGTCGCGGGCATAACCGTAGCATTTCGTCAGTGCATCAGAATTCTGCAAATTCATCGTCAATCATGACGGGGGCCGCCTTTCTGCTGTTCGGTGTCAGCCGTAATTCGGAGAGATGTTTCCTTTGCTGCTCTGCAAAGGCGCGCACCTGCGCCACGCTTTTGTTTTCCGCCCAGTAGCGCTGGCGGCCATTGCTGCGTTCCTGCCCGATGCCGCGGGCGGCGATGTCGTCCAAAAGGGCCTGCTTGATCTGCTCGGCCCGCGCGATGTCGGCCACAAGCATCTGGTCGGGGTCGGTCATGCCGCCTTCGCGCATTTCGCAGGCAGCGCAAAGGTCGTCATACATTCGCACGGCGTCGGGGTGCGTGATGGTCTGCATGTGTACAGCCTTTAATTCGTCGTTCATGAACGTGCCTCCCTATATCTTTATCACGCGCATTTTATGTTGTTTCGGTGCTTCGGCCTGCCGTCCGCTGCCCTTTTCGGGGTGATTTTTATTATGGCACGCATCGCACAGGCTGCGCAGGTTTTCAAGGGACAGGGCAAGGTCGGGGCGTTCTTCCACGGGAATGATGTGATGCACCATCGTGGCGCGATTGGGGCGGACGCCCACGCCGCTGCTGTACCTGTCCATGCAGTCGCAGCACATGCCCCTGTCACGGGCCAGCGCGGCGGCGCGTACCTGCTTCCACGCGCGCGTATGGTAAAACGGCGCGCTTTCTTTGTAGTGCATGCCGCGCCCCCTTTCTTTGATAGCAAAAGAGCGGCCCGCCGTTTCCGGCGTCCGCTCTCTGCTTCTTTTGACATTTTACATTATAGCACGGCCAAAATGCGAATGGAAGTATACTGTGCGCGCATTAAGCGCTACTAACCGCTCCTAACCCTATACTGAGCGCTCATGCTTCCTATTATACGCATGAAAATCATGTATTCGGCGGTTCGGGCCGTTCGCGGATGTACCACGCGGGCAAGCAGGCCGCCACGATGTCCGCAGGCAGGGCGTCCATCAGATTTTCGCCCTCTTTTTTCAGCTTGCGGATGTAGCCTTCCGTGTAGCCCATGCGCTTGGCGATGGCGGGCATTTTCAGCCGCTTCACATAGTAGGCGTGCAATACGCTGCTTTCGCCTTCCGGCAGGGCGTCCAGCAGCACGCAGGCCGCCGCCACCTCGGCGCTGCGCGCAAGCTCCCGCGCCTTCAGGTCTGCTTCCAGTTCCGTGATCGCAGCCACGAAAGCGCCCATCTTGTCAGGCTCTGCCGTGCTGCGGCTGCCGGTTACGTCCATGCGCGGCGTGATGCACTCCATGGCCTCGCGGCGGCGCTGGATGCGCTGCCGGATGCGCGCCATATCGCCTTCGGCTGCGCGGCACCGTTTCAGAACGGTCATGCCCTTCATTCTGTCGCCCTCCCTTTTCAAAAGCGTCAGCGCTGACGCTTTTACCTAAATTCTTCGGGCAGCTCGCTGTCGTCCACCTGCGTGAAGCCCTGCCCGTTGCTCCGCGGCGTCAAAAATTCCACTTCGTCGGCCACCAGCTCCATGGTAGCGTGAACGCTCCCGTCGCTGCCCGTGTAGGCCCTTGCGCTCACGGTGCCGGTCACGGCCACCTTGCGCCCCTTGTCCAGATAGGCGGCGCAGTTTTCGCCCAGCCCACGCCATGCGGTCACGCGGAAATAATCCGCTTCCTGCTGGCCGTTTCCGCTGCGGCGACGGTTGACGGCTACCGTGAAATTACACACGGAAATGCCGTTGTCGGTGGTGCGCAGCTCCGGCGCGCGGGTCAAATTGCCGATGATGTAGCACTTATTCATGGCTCTGGCCCTCCGCTTCTCCGCTTATCTGTTGCACAATCCGGGCGGCGATGTTCACGGCTCTGCGCAGCGCGGGCAAAACATCCTGCACCGCGTCCGCTATGGCCTGCGCCATTTCGTCCTGAAGGTGCTGTATATCCTCCGTGTCTTCGTCGTCTGTGCGCCTATCGGCGCTGATGGGCTGATCTCCGATAACGCAAGCCGCCGCCAGTCCGTGGCCGCCCGCCGCGCCGTCGCTGCTCAGCGCCCCTGAAGGGCAGACGACACGGACGACGTCGGCGTACCACGGGACAGGGCTGCGAAGCCACCAGTAACATGGGTCGCCGTCCGCGTCGGCCAGGCGGCGCTTTTCGTCGTCGCCGTCTTCAAAATAGGCGTAGGGTTTGCCTTCGTCCCGGATGGCGTCGTCGTCCACCGCGATGCCGATCTCTGATGCCGAAAGCAAAAACAGCTTGTCGGACGTGTACCTGATTCGCTCGTTCTGCGGGCTATACGTTGCCTTGCGCACGGGTACGATAACGGCCCTGTCTTCCGCGTCGAAGCCGTCCAGCACGTCGCCCTGCAAACGCGCGCGCATGTCGCTGGGTTCCCACTCGTTGCACCCGAAGGGGAAGCCCTTGCGCCCGCCGTCAAAGCTGCACCAGATGGGCGGGTTGCACAGCATCACCGTCACGGTTTCAGGCGTGCCGTCGAGCGCAGCGTCGGCATTGATGCCGATAATGCGCCACAAAAGCCGGTCGCGCAGGGTGTGCCGGGTGCTGATGGTGTCGCCGATGTGCAGCTGCCCCAGCTTGCCTTCGCGGATGATGCGCGCGATTTCCGCAAAGCCCTGATAGGTGGTCTTGATTTCCTCCATGGTATTGCCTCCCTTAGATGTATTTTCCGTATTCACTTTCAATCGCTATGTTTCGGTATGCGCAGCCGCAGCTTGGCACGTCGTCAGGCGGCACGATGTCCATCATGGCCCGCCGCAGCTTGCAGCGCTTGGCGGCGTCTTCATCCCGCAGGCAAACGGCGCACTCGCCAGCCATGGCTGCGTTGATGATCTCCCGCAGGTCGTCCTGACTGGCGAGGACGGTTTCGTGCGTCCTTGATGCGGGCCGGAAGCGCACCACGACCTCGCCCTGTGCCCGCAGCCGGTCGATGTACAAAAGCGTTTTATCCGGCAGCGTGTCATAAACGGCTTGCAGCAGGCTGCGGGTCGCCGTTGTAATGAGCCGCCATTGCCGCCAGCCGTTGGGCACCAGCTTCAGCCGCTCCCGCAGGGCGTCCTGATGGCCGTTTAGCTGCGCGTCAAGCGCCATAAGGTATTCGATGATGTGCAGCTCGCGCCCGTTGGCCGGGTGAATCTCTCGTTCAGGCATGGGGCGCGCCTCCCTTCGCCTTGATGGCCTTCATGGTTTTGTAGTCGTCCCACAGCTTGACGGTTTGCAGAGCCACGCTGTATTCGCAGCGGGGCACCTCGCGCACGTTCTGCACGCCCATGGTCAGGCGCAGCTCGCGCCGGATGGCGTTGCCGGTGGCCTTTTCGCAGCCGGTCGCCCGGTAGACGGCGCACAATTCCTTGGCGCGGTCGCGTATGGCGGCGCTGATCGCGCTGGCCTGTGCGGGCGTCACCTTGGTCAGCAGGCGCACCTGCTGTTCCAGCATGCCCATGCGCTCATTGGTGGCGCGCACCATGTTGGCCATGCCCTGCATGATCTGCGCCATTTGCGTGATGGCCTGCGATACGTCGCTGGGCAGCGCAATGGCCTGCCCATCTGTCTGCACGGTGGCGGGAACGTCCACGCGGCTGATGTCGGTGCTGCTCATGGTCACACCCCCTGTTCGTCCGCGAAGGGGACGGCAACGGTGCGCAGCGCCTGTTGTGCGCCGTCCACCCATGTGGCCACCATGTCCACATACTGCCAGATTTCCTGCCGCTGCGCGGTGCTGGCGTGCGCAAGCGTTGCGCCCATGTGGGGCAGCACGCCCGCCGCGCCGATAAAGGTACGCACGGCGGCAGCGATGTCGAAGCTGTTCAGGCTGCCCGTCGTGTCCAGCTCTCCGCGCGCCGCCTGCGTCTGCATGGCCAGCATTTCCCGCTGGGCCTGCTGCCGCTGCTCGGCCTGCTGCTCCGCGTAGGCTTCGGCGTCCGCAAGCTCGCCCTTCAGCCGGTCGATTTCCGCCTGCGCTTCCGGGCTAATGCCCGCGGCAGGCGCCTGCTGGGCCGCTGCCAGCTCAGCGCGCAGCTTTTCCACGGTGTTGTCCCGGTTGATCTCGCTGCGGCGCGCCCGCTCGTTGGCTTCATCCGCAAGCTGCTTTTGCCTGCGTACTTCCTCTTGCAGTTCGCGCAAGCTCATGTCTTCGCTGGCTGCCTGTTCGGCCATGGCCTCGCGCTCCGGCTCCGGTAATGACAAAATCACCTGTATTTTGCTGATGGGCAGGCTCTCCATGGCGCTGCCCGCCTGCACGTTCCGGGCGGCCTGCATCAGCCGCTGCGCCTGCCGCTCGCTCATGCCGGTGTTGCGCCGCACCCATTCCTCCCACTGGCCGTGCGGCACAAGCCCGGCTTCCTTGGCTTCCACCAGACAGCGGCCCACGGCCAGAATTTCGCGGTAGGTGCCTTGCATGTGGACGGAAATGCGGTATTCGATGTTCGCCAGCGTTACCAGCGCCCGCTGGTCGGGTTCGATGCAGGTTACTTTCATTTCCTCGCGCTCGTTCATTTTCTGTCGCTCCCCTCATCGTGTCGCTTGTAAATTTCACACGCACGCCACGCATCGCAGCAGTAGCGGCGGTAGTGCTCGTTTCGTTGGTCGCTGTTGGCGAAGCGGGCTTTCCCGCACTCGCCCACAATGTAGTATTGCAGCCGGTAGCAGCTGCGGCATTTGAACAGCGGACACTTGGCCCGCAAGCCGTCGCGCGGCGCGCCGCGGATGGGCTGTTCGCAGTTGCAAGATTCGCCGATGTCCAGAAGCCTGCCGTATACGTTACAGATGCGAATGTCTCTGGTCGATCTCATGGGTGCCCCTCCCTTCAAAAGCGTCAGCGCTGACGCTTTTACCTAAATTCTTCGGGCAGTTCGCTGTCGTCTACCCGCGTGAAGCCGCTAAAATCCATCTTCTGCTGCGCCTGTGCTGCCTTTGGGCCGTCGATGTATCGGCGGGGTATCCACAAAAGCCGCTGCGTTTTGCCGTCTATCCACTTGGGGCGGGTGGCGCTGGTGGCCGTGGTGGTTTCGGCGGTCAGGATGCCGTCCTCGCGCATCTGCTTGTACAGCATCTTGGCCGTCAGTGGGAACGCCTGCCCCTGATCGTTGCACAGCTTGGCCACGGCGCGGTAGGCGACGTTGGGCATAAGATAGTAAAATTCGCTGTCCATGTAGCCGATCATATCCCGCGGGCTGGTGCCGGACGGCGCGCCCTCCGCTGTTGGCATGGTGATGTCCTTAATGCCCACGCTCTTGGCTATCAGCAGCTCGGAAATGGTCGAAAGAAATATCTTGCTGGGCCGGTCTTCCTTCATTTCGGCGGCCTGCCGCGCGCTGTTGTCCGTCACAACGCTCCATGCGTGGGTGTACGCCTTGCGGGCTTCGTCGTCCGTCAGCGCGCCAACGTCGCGCAGGTAGTACAGCATGCACTCATAGCCCACCATCATGTGGGCGATGGCTTCTGCCGTGCGCCCGTGCTGGCCCTTCGTGCGTTCCAGCGCCTCCGCGCGGCTGCGGATAAATGCGTCGTGCAGCATTTGCGGCAGCTTTTCCACCTGCTTGGACAACCACACGATGTAGCCGCGCATGGATTTCTGCAAATACCCCAGCCGCGCCAGTTCCTGCATGGCCGTCAGTGATTCGTTGGCGGGCACGTCGCCCTTACCGACGTTGACGACATAAAAGCGCGCCATGCCGCTTTCACCGACGCCCGGCGTGTCCTCGCCGCTGATGATCGCCACGCCGCGCGGCGGCATGGCTTCCTGAAGGGTCAAGTCTGCTTTCATGCGTCCCCTTTCTGCGCCGTCGCCAAAGGCGCGCGCCAGACTTTGCGCCGTGGCCTCCATCTTCTTGCGCTCTTGCAGGCTGGTGACGGGGTGGTAGTCGTCCACCACGATGGGCGCGTCCTTCAGCAGAAAAGCCTTTTTGCGGATGAAGTTCGCCGTATCGTTGAAGGATGCGGGCAGGCTCTTGCCGGTAAAGTTCCCGAAATGGGAAAGCGCCAGCGCCAGCGCGGTGCTTTTGCGCGTGCCGGTGCCGCCCAGCAGAAACAGCGCGTAGGCCGGGGCGATGCCGGTTGCGGCCAGAAACTCGCGCAGCGGCGCAAGGAAGATTGTTCCCAGCAGGGGAATGGCCACATGCTCGGCGATAACGTTGCCGATGGTCAGCGTCACTTCCGCGCCGTCCAGATAGGTCAGCTTGTCCCATCCTTCCGCGCCGCTGCCGTCCAGACGGTAGCCGTTCAGGCCGCTGCCCAAATCCACGGTCACGTTGTCCACGCCGATGGCCCCGCCCTGATACAAATACGCCCACTTGCCGCCGATCTGCCGCCAGCCGGTGTGGCTGTATTCGGTGATTCGCTTGGCCGTCATGCGGCCCACCTCGCTGATCGCGTACCTGATCTTGTCTTTCACCGTGTTGCCCGGCATGATGCTGGCGGCAAAGTCCCACTTTTCGGCCACCCAGTTCATGCCGGAAAACTGCGCTGCCTTGATCTGCACGCGGGGCAGCGGCGCGCCCAGCGCGTCCCAGCCGTCAATCACCATGATTTTGTTCACGTTCACGCCGTCGTCCTGCGCCACCACAGCGCGGGGGACGGCCACGAAATTGGCCAGCGGCTTGGGGCCGTCCGCGGTTTCTTGGCAGATGCGCCCGTTGCTCACACAGTAGCCGTACACCTTGCTGTAATACTCGGCGGCAGCGTCGCGCTGCGCAATGGCGTCCGCCTCAAAGGCTTCGGCGGTCTGCATCAGCTTTTCAAGTGCAGCCCGTCCGGCGCTCTCGCCCAGCAGCTCGAAGAAGTCCGAAGCGTCGCCCTTCGGCGGCAGCTTTTCGCAGCCCTTGGCAAGGTCGATGATATGCACGGCCTTGGCTACCTTCACGGCTGCCTGCGCCACGCTCTTGGCGTGATCGCGCCCCACGTCGTCATTGTCGGGGATGATGTAAAGGTCTGCGCCCTTCAGGGATGGCGTATAATCGCCGACGTGCCACTTGCCTGCACCCATGGGGTTGGTCGTGGCCACATAGCCCAGCTTGGCCATGTTGTCACAGTCTTTTTCGCCTTCACAGACGAACACGGGCCTGCCGTCCTTGATCGCCTTCAGCACTTCCGGCAGCCGGTACAGCACCAGCCGCGCGCCGTCCTTCGTCCACTTGTAGCCGCTGGGGTCGGTCGGGTCGGGCTGCCGCAGGCTGAACGTCTTGTCGCCGTCCGGGCGCTGGTAGCGGCAGGCTTCAAACAGCACCTTGCCGCTTTCGTCCGTGTACTGGTAGGCACAGACAAACTTGCCGCGCGGCTTCTTTGCCCCGCTGGGCTTGGCCGCTGGCTTTGCGGCGGGTGCCTTGTGGTTTTGCGTGCTGCTGGTCTGCTGCTGTTCGTGGAACAGGTCGCGCATCTTCAGCCCCATGGCGGAAACGACGGATTGAACGTCGCAGCCTGCCTGACACTTCAGCACGATGCCCTTTTCGCCGTCCCGCACGCACAGGCTGGCGTTTTTATCATCGTGCGCGGGGCACCGGCACATATACTCGCCCTTGCCGTTCGGGCCGCTGTCCACGCGAAGGCGCGAAAGAAAATCGCGTATATCCATGCGCCCGCCCCCTTAACTGTCTTTTTTCGCCTGTTCTTCCATCCGCTTTTCAATGGCAGCGCGCACGTCTTCCATGCGGAAAAGGTACGCTTTGCCGGGCTTGATGTAGGGAAGCCACCCGTCACGCACGGCCCTGCGGATGGCCGTAACGGTCAGCCCGGTTTCCTCGCTCACCACGTCGATCTTTACGCCCTCTGGTTCGGGCGATAGCACGCCGCGGGCTGCGTCCACGTCCACCAGCGTGCGGTTTCCCAGCTGCATGGAAGGGATGCGCCCATCGCGGGCAGCTCTCCGCACCCGGTTTTCATTCACGCCCAGCATCTCCGCCGCATCGCGGATTGTCCTTAACTTCACGCGGCAGCCCTCCGTTTCTTTAGTCCTTCGTCTGGCCGCTGGTGGCCTTGTCGATGGCGGCAATGGTTTCTTCCATGATGCGCCGCAGCTCCACGGCCTTGGCCCTGATCGTCTGCGCCGCTGGCAGTTCGTCCTGCGTAATGCGCCCGTCGCGGGCGACGGTGGCAAACTGCAGTGCGATGTCCTGCGCGCTCTGGAAGGCGATGGCCCAGCCCAGCGCGGCCCGCGCCAGCTCGCTGCATCCTTCGCCGCCGTAGTCCGGCAGTAGCGGGCAGCAGGCGCGGATGTGCGCAGCCTTCAGGTCGGGGTCGTTGTAGGCTTCGACCATTTTCTGCACCACGTCGCACGGCGGCACGGTGCGCCCGGTTTCATAGTCGGCCAGCGCTTCGCAGCTGACAAAGATTTCACTGGCGGTGCGTTCCCGGCTGGCGTGCAGCGGTTCACGCTGCGCGGCCTGCATCCGGGCGCGGTAGTAAATATTGGCATAGGTTTTCATGCTTCGGCTGCCTCGCTTTCGCACGCTGCCGGTTCCCACCCGCGTCCGCCATGGCAGCAGCAGGCGTCGTCCTGTTCCCACTTGCAGCCGATGCAGCTGCTGACGGGCTTTTTGTTGCCTATCGGTTGCACAATGGCGGCTATCTCGCTAATGTCGATGTACAGGCAGTTCAGGTTGTCGCTGCCGCTGTATTCGTAGCCGGTCAGCACGCCCTCGTTCGTGTGCGCCTTAAATTCCTTACAGCGCAGCCGCAGCCTTTCGCCGCTTTTCAGGATAATTTCCACAACGTACCGCTGTTCCATGTTTGTGCCTTCGCTTTCTGCCATTCGTGGCGGTTTTCGTGGTTCGTTTCCGTATTTGCTCACCTTGTGTTATCTTGCATTATTTTGCATAATTGTCTTGAACACTGAACATTCTACGCTTTTTTTTTTTGTGTCAAGACATATCTGCAAATATGTGGACATTAGCGCATTTTTAGGCACGATATACAAATTCATGCTAAAATGTCAGAAATTCAGGAAGGGGAAAACAAGGATGCCATACAAAATGAACCGGTTACGCCAGCTTAGGGAAGAAAAGGAATTAAAACAGACGACGGTTGCCGCAGACCTTGGAATTTCCCGAACCACGCTATCAAATTACGAAGCGGGCATGATGCCCAGCATCGAAAACGGCATAGCGCTGGCAAACTATTATCACGTTTCGCTTGACTATATCGTGGGGCTTTCTGCGGAACGCAGCACCAACGCCGGGGCGCTGACTTCCTCGTTTGTAACGCTCGCGGGAATGGCTGGGGACGTAGCCCCCACGGCCAGCGACGTGGCCGCACTGGTGAACGCTGCAATCATGTACGAAGCCACAGGCAAGCCCTGCGGCGAACAGCCGCTGGCAGCTTGGCGCGATTTCATGCGCCACCTGACCAAATGCCTGCAAGCAGCTGTTACAGGGGACAGCGCGGCACTGGTTGACAATGCAAACGCCGCCACGGTGGCGGCGCTGGAAGTGACGAAAATGCCCGCGGCATTTTACAAGAAAAAAGGAGGAACCGATCAATGAAGAAATTGCTTGCCCTGATTCTCGTTCTTGTCCTCTGTCTGCCCGCCATGGCGCTGGCCGATGTGCTTGCAGATGACTGGCAGGATGCCAGCATGGAGGAATTACTGGATGCACAGCAGAATATATCAAACAGAATCAGCGAATTGCGCGCAGCCGCTGCCGCTGATGTGGAGCGCGTGGAGCTGTCCGGCACGGGCACGGCGATTCTCTCCGATGTCGTAATTCCCTTTGCGCCCTCGCGGGTGAAGCTCACCAGCGAAGGCAGCTGCACGGCGAAACTCACAGGCGGGGCCTATGACTATGTTTTCGACGGGGACAGTTACGAAGAAAAGTTCTTCGATCAAAGCGGCACGTTCAACCTGCTGGTTGAAACGACAGGCGCGTGGTCGTTCGTCGTGGAGCCGATCATGGACGGCGGCACGCTGCCGCTGTCTGGCACCGGCCCATTCGTCAGCGATTTTGTGGAGCTGCCCGCGCCGATGATCGTAACGGTTGAAGGAAATAAAGGCAGCATGAACGCGCTGCTCACTAACTTCATCGTCAAGCTGAATCATCAGTATAAGAACCTTGACGCATGGCAGGGCGATTCGCTCACGAATGAGATGTTTACCGGCACCACCGCGCCGTTCTCCGCTGATGTGATTTTGCAGCCGGTAGACGGGCGGACACAGTATTGCATTTCTGTCATTTGTGAACCGGGCGTCGAATGGTCGATCACGCCCAAAAACTAAATGCCTTACGCTTCCGTTCGACGATTCCTAACGCTTGCCGGTTGGGGATAACATGTTGGGCGTAAGCCTGAAAACCCTTGATTTTTCAAGGGTTTTCGCTGCATTTTGGGCGGCATTACAGATATTACAGGAAAAAAGAATATACCCCCTGCACGCATTACTTTGAATGGAGGCATAGCCATGGGTACGATTGAGAAGCGCGGGAAAAATTCGTGGCGTATCGGCACGCAGGTGCAGACGGAAAACGGGTGGGAATGGGTACGCGATACGATACATTTTCCGGGTAGCATGACAGAAGCGAAGCAGCGCAAGGAAGCGGAAAAGGCGCTGGCCCGCCTGATCGTGGACGTGGAGGAAGGCCGGGCAAAGCCCACGTCGGCAAAGTCGTACACGGTGGCCGCCTTCGCCGAATACTGGATGGAGCAGC